CGGCGCTTTTTAACCGCGCTAACATACTCATCCCTAACCTTGAAAAACAAACCCGCCAGCTTAGGGAACTGAATCAATAAACTGACTACCAGTTTAACCATTACTTCTTTTTAGCCGCCTTTTTCTTAGCGGCCTTTTTCTTTATGAGGGGTCCAGCATCGGGATAATCGCGCAATATTTGCCCTTTGGGGCCGATTATAACCTTCTTGTTAATATTACGCGTGGGGGCGGGGAGAAGAAGCCGTTTCTTCCGCCAAGGGGGAGGCCCCACCCTGTCCGCGCGGGGACGGAAAACCAACTTCATTTCCGATGATGAACTCGCTTTACCCGCCATTGGTTTTGGCCTTTCCGATGTTTAGGGCCAGCCACGATACCACCTTGCTGACCTTAGCCACGAAGACGTTATCGCTGTCGTTAGGTGTCATTGTAGCAACAATACTGGCAATGGTAACAATGCCAGTGAGAACTCCGATAATGGCTTCCTTGTTTTCAGCAAACCACGTTAATGCTTCAGCCATGTCTAGTCGATGTTGATGTCAAGACTGGCGGCAGGAGCAACGCTGACGCCGCCCCACGGAGTGGACACAGCACAGGAGGTAAGAGCTACACTCAGGACTGCGATGAATAAGATAAGGAACTTCATGATTTTATATGTTGGATATTGCTAGTCTGCGTTCGACCTCTTTGCGGAATGCTGGGTCGGTTTCGTATTTCTTTTTCCCGCTCGCGTCTCTCTCAGACATTGCTGACAGAACCTGCGCTCGGCTATCGAAAGGTTTGCTGCTGGACCCTTGGGTCCTGCCTAGAATCAGCGCCGGGTTTGTCCCATTCGCTGTCTCGTATTTGGACTTGAGCCAGTCAATAGCGAGCTGTGCTTGCTCCTTTGTTCCGGTCTCAAGTGCTCCGTTGTAAGCATCAAGCTGCGTTTCGGAAAGCTCTTCAGCCGCCCACTCAGCCATCTCGCCGTAAACTTCCCGGCCCCCTGCTGCGTTCATAAGCGCGTCCTCTTCAGAGGTCTGTAAGGCGCTCTGCCCCGCAATATAAGAATCAACCAACTCACGACCCAACCCGGCTTTAGCCAAGGCGTCGTAAGTCGTATCGCTTAGCTCCCCGCTCTCCTGCCATTCAGTGGAAGCGGACATGATTGCCTCGTTCTGGCTCTCTGAGCTTTGGCTCGCATCAGGCGCGTCCGTTGGTGGGAGGTCTTCTGCTTCGCCAGTATCCGTATTTGAGCCAAGTTTTGACTCAAGGTTGTTGTATGCCTGTGCCAAGTCTTCGGGAGACTTGAACTTTTCGGGCAACCACTCAGGGCGGTCGCTGGCCGCTTCTTCGTCGGGGATGTTCGCTGCTTCCTGTTCAAGAGTTATATTCTCGTCAGGCGTTGGGTCGTTGATTTCGTATTTGTCGGCCATGTTGTATTATTCCTCTGCTACTGGGGCTTCCTCCGGGGAAGGAGCCATAGCATCTTGCGCGATGTTGCCCAAGGCGGCTACTCCTTGAGGAGCTGCTTTCTCAGCCATAGACATCATTTGCGCTTGCTGCATTTCTTGTTGTATTTCTTCTTGTGTCTTAACAAGCCCTTGAGTCTTGATGCCAAGACTTGTGGCTCTCCGCTTAAAGTATTCTTCCACGTTAACATACTGTTGTATGGCTTGTGGACCAATAACTTGAGCAGCACCAGCAAGAAATAGGTCGAGCTTCTGAAGGTCGTTCCCCCGGCCCAAAGCCTCAATGCCTGTAATTATTACAGGGGTCACTAGGTCTTTAGGCAACTTGGGGAGCTTCTTCTGTTTGCTCATGACATCCATGACACGGTTCACCATGGGCAACTGAAGCTCGTTACTAAGCAGCGAATAAAGACCACCAAGGGCTGACTCAAGCTCCAAGGTCAGCATCCGAATCTCTTCGGCGGTGACCCTTTCCGCGTTCCTGACAACGCCTGAAGTAAGCAGGAATGCGTGTCCTAGTCGGTCTTTGATGGTCGTGATTGTTTCAGCTGCAATGCGGAAGTCGTTAAACTTGTCCAACTGAAGGACAGAGACATCAGCCGCATTACCTTGAGTAATGGCCCCGTTAGGGCTCTCAGCCAATGTCTTCGCTCTGGTCGTCCCGTTGGGGTTGACCAAGAACAATACTTTTGCAGCAGCAGCAGAACCCTCCACGATAGCCTGAGTCAATTTCTCAAGGCTTATAAGGTCCCCTAAATATTCTTCCACATATCCCCTTCCATAATCCTCTCCGTCAATCTTGGAAAAGCGCAGAGGGATGTAGGGTGATTTGTTCTTTTTGAATGTTCCTTCAGAGCCCTCAACAACGACTCCTTTGATTTCTTGGTGAACCACCCAGTCGTTCCCGTGGAGACAAACGGAGGTGAACAAATCACACTCCTTGTCAGGTCCAGCGCCATCGCGCACGCCAGCAGCGGCTTTAAGCTCATCGCTGAGCGTGTCGTAGGCGAGTGTCTCCTTGGTTATAATCTTTACCGGGGTGCCCATTGGGTCACGTTGGACAACATACCTGTCCAGATGGAAGACCCTCAGGCCTCCACCCTCAGGCAAATACAACAAAGAATTACCCGTAACGATGAGGTGTTTAATAGCTTCGTGAATGCCTACCCGGTAAGACTGGCGGCTCACCTCTTCCATGACCGACTCTTCAACTTTCTGAAGAGCGGACTCCATCTCGCCAATGATATCTTCCGTAGCGCCCTCTTGGCGCAAGACGTGCTCGTCAAAGTTAAGACGAAAGAAGGGCGCATTGGGGGCTAGGAGGGCCAGCAGGAGCTTTGAAGCCAAGTTGTTAACCCCTCTAGCGCCTACGCCTTGGAAGGGCGTGTTGAGCCTTGCGTGGGCATTGTGGCCCTCTTCTGGCACCAAGTAGGGTAGGGTCAGCTTTGCGGCGTCTCTTGCTCTGTAAAGAAAAGGATTACGTCCCCCTTCAAGAGCAATGTATTGCGCCTCTGCGGTTGTAGCTTGCATTAGTCAGGTAAATCAAAAAGTGGGTCGTCAGGAAACAGCGGCTCCTCGGGCTCCTCGGGCTCTGGTTCCGGTGGGTTCCGCAACGCATTGCGCTTTGCCCAGTAAGTCTCCCTGTCGAGTTCCTCTACGGTTCCGGCCTCGATGGCTGCTGTAATGACAGCCTCGTCGTTCTCGGTAAACCTCCACCCGTCAATCGCTATGATTCCCCATCCGTCCTCTTCGTGGGGGAGCCACTCAAACAACTGTAGCCCACGCTGCGTCGTCTCGTTGGGAAACCCACGCGAGGTGTCCACGTATTGAGTCAGTGCCTCGTAGGCGTCAGGCTCTACGCGGAAATAGCGACTGAGTGGTTCAGGCATTTTACTGTGCAACTCCGTTTAGTGTTATGGTCCAAGCAGGTGAGCAGGCTTTCAGCGTGGTCACAGCAGAGGTAATGTCAGGTGGCCCCGTCCCGTCGTCGTAATCGATTGTGATGTCTGGGCTGCCACTTGCAGGGGCATCGACGCCAGATGTTGCGATGGAGTTGAGGATGTTCTCGACCGAGGTGGCGGTGAGCGATGAGCAGCCATCCCATGCGTATTGGAAGCAATAACTTCCGGCTGTTCCGGGAGACCAATAATCAAACAGGTTAGCGGGAAAATCTTCGAGTGAAGTGCAATTGTACCAGCAGAGATAGAAATTTGTGCCGCTAGATAGGTCCAGCTCGCTTGGAAAATTTTCGAGTGAACTGCACCCGTACCAGCAGTAAGCGAAATTTGTCCCGCTCGATAAGTCCAAATCGCTCGGAAAACTTTCGAGTGAACTGCACGAATGCCAGCAGGCATAGAAAGAAGTTCCGCTGGAGAGGTCCAAAGCGGGAAAATCTTCGAGTGAAGTGCACGACTTCCAGCAGTAACTGAAATTTGTGCCGCTAGATAAGTCCAGCTCGCTTGGAAATTCGGTCAGTGAATTGCAATTATACCAGCAGTAACTGAAATTTGTCCCGCTCGATAGGTCCAGTTCGCTGGGAAATTCGGTCAGTGAACTGCACGTCCCCCAGCTGTAATTGAAATTTGTTCCACTAGATAGGTCCAAAGTACCGGGAAATTCGGTTAGTGAATTGCAATTATACCAACAGGTACTGAAATTTGTGCCGCTAGATAGGTCCAAAGTTCCGGGAAATTCTTCGAGTGAAGTGCACGACAGCCAGCAGTTATTGAAATCTGTCCCGCTCGATAAGTCCAGCGTGCCGGGAAATTCTTCGAGTGAAGTGCACGACTGCCAGCTTTGACTGAAATTTGTCCCGCTGGATAGGTCCAACTCGCTTGGAAAATTTTCGAGTGAAGTGCACCCGTACCAGGA